TTCCTTCAGGAGCAAAATTAAGTGTTACAGATGAACCTACAGATAAAGCTGTTTGTCCGTTAGTATTAGTTTCATCATACAAAACATCAACTGATCCACTAAAGTCTTTAATTGAAGCTAAATAAGTCTTTGACGAATCACCCATTGATGTATCTTCAACCACATCAATAGATTCATCAATACTAAAACTTCTGATTTCAGCAATAGCGTTAGAACCAACTTGTACAGTACCTTCTTTACCTAAGTGAGTTGCCATAGTTATTCCTCGTTTTTACTTTTAGAAGAAGATTTAACTTTATCTTTCGATGGGATTGCTTCTTCTTTCCAACCCTTACTCAACAAATACTCAACACTATCAGGGTGAGCATCTATAGAACTTTTACCATTTGGACTAATTAATTTCATAATTTTTCCTCTTTAAACTGCTACATCAGGATTGGTTTCCTGAACATAGTATTTTGTTAAAAATGTAAGCGAAACAAAACCCATTGGTTGTTCGCCTTCCGCATTGAACTCTATTTCTGTTGATTCTAAAAAAGTGTCTTTAGCAAGTCCACCTAATGTCGTATCAGCAGCAATAGCTTCTTCAACTTCTTTGCATATTGTATCAATAGTATCATCAAAGTTCGAAGTTCCTTTAGCATAACCTTCTACTACTACGCTTAAATCTCTTTGCATAACTCTATCAGTATGCATAACTAATGGTTCGGATGTTTCTGATTTTGTGTAAATTACTAATGCAGGCAAAGTATCTAAAGGATATACCCTAGATTCATGCACTCTTGTTCCTGTTGTTGTTAAATTATTTAGATTAGTTCCAAAGTATTCTCTAATCTGTTGTCTTACATGATTTGCCATTACACTTCTTCCAGTATCAATTCTGTAAAACCTGTTCTATCTTTTTGCACATTGACAATAGTGTAGTTTTGAGCAGCTTTTAAAGTATTGCCATCAACATCTTTTATTGCTTCTACATTTAATAAATCACCAAAAGATGCGTTTGGTACATCAACACTTCTTGCATGAGCTACTGGTTTTAGAGCTTCCAACCCAATACCCTCGTCTTGCAATATAAATTCATTGTTCAAAATAACACTTATAGATGAAGCAGTACCGCTTCTTGTATAAGTTGCTCCTACACCATGACCATAATCTTTATCTAAATAATTGAGCATATCTGCTTCTGTTTCTAATCTAAATTGGCTCATTGTTTCTGTAACACCAATGAAACCAAACCTGTATTATCAGGCTCAACTGTTTTTACTAAAAATGTAGTTGCTGCAACAAGTGTATTTCCCTGATCTGTTGTTATAGCATCTACTCTTAATTCATCGTTTTGCGATATAAATGGTACATCTGTAGCTTTGACTACTGCTCTTGGTTCAAAACCATCTACATCAACAGTACCGCCACCGATACCAAAATATTCCTGATCTATAATTAAATTGATAACGCTTGTATTACCATCATCAATGAAACTCATAGTATCTATCAATGGAAAATCATCAAAGAAGTTCTGCTGTTTTTCAATAAAAGTACCTGTAACACCATGACCTGTTGTGGTTTCTACATAGCTTGAAAAATCAGCAGCACTCTCTAATGGCATTATTTTTTACTTCTTTTCTTAGGTTTAGGAGTTTCAGATTTTTCTAATCCTACGCTTCTATTAGTTTCTTTTTTTGGCTTGCCTTTGTATTCTTCAGCTTTACCATAACCAACCAATGATCTTCCTTCATCAACAGGAAGTTCAACCACATCACCTGCTTTTACCTTTTCTTTATTAGCAACTGTGTCGCTTAGTATTAAATATTTCATATACCCACCTTTTCTAAGTTGGGTGGCAATTAAGCCACCCATTTTGTTAGTTGTTAAAACCACTCAATTATGAAGCAGCACAGAAAGACACAGCGTGTCTAACAGCTACATCAACTGATTGTAAAGCAACAATTCTAACTGTACCTGTGCTTGACTGACTGAAAGGATCAACTGTTATGTCCAACCCTCCAAACATTCCTACAAGTAAATCGTTAAAGTTACCAAACACATAATTGTTTGCAGTTAACTGTGGAGACACAACTGCTCTGTAGCCATTGATCTCGTCATTAACAGCAACAAATTGTGCTGTGTTGGTTGCTTTTTCAGTAGTTTTCAATGTGCCATAGTTAGTTGGATGCACAATATAAGCTAGATCGCCAAGTAATGCGTTATCCACTCTGACTGCTGTTTCCATCTGCACCATCTCACTAAAGGTTGGAGCAGCAGCACTTGAAAGTGATACTGTGTTAATTCCGCTTGTGTTGGTTATCCCTGTTGGATTCCCAGAAGAGCCAGAACCTTCTAATGCAGCATCATCAATAGCAATAGCCATTGAAGCAGCTAAATCGTTTCTAACTAGATTTTCAACATCGATTGATGATTGAATCATAAGTTGTCTAGTAATGTCTGTAAACGCACCTAATGATTTAGGAGACATACTTACATTACCAACTGTTAATTCAGATTCACCAGCAGCTCCGCCTTCTGAGCTAATAAAAGCAGCAGAAGCAGCAGCAGTTTTTCTAGGAATCTTAACATCGCCAGATAGACCATTTAACATAGTTGCTAGTGGCATAACTGCTGAGTTATTTCTTAGAACATCAATGAAATCACCTGCTCTGTAATCTTGACCAATAAGGTCGCCATCTGAACCAGCAGATAAATCTCTTTGATTCCAATTTCTTAAAACTTCATCTGGAAGCATAATACCTTGAGCAGTTTGCCCATATGATCTTTGTGCAGCTTCAGAAGCTTCAAATTCAAATTTAGCATTTTCTTGAGCTTTCCTATCTGTAGGATTAGCCATTGCATTGATTGCTCTCATAATGCTAAATCTTTTTGTTTCTTTTTCTGTAAGACCAATATCTTTTGGAGTTTCTAAAGGAGTATCATTAGAAATGTTGTCTAATAAAATACCTCTAAATTCTTCAACAGATTTGCCTTCAGAAATAGCTTGATGTGCTAAATCTCTTTTGTTGTGCTTAACAGCTAAATCAATAATCTCTTTTGAGTTTCTTGCAAATTCTTTTTTAGCAGCTTCAGCACTCTCTGATCTAACTTCATCAAGATTAATTTCTTGTTTTTCGTTTGACATAATTTGTACCTTTGCTTTTTCAGCAATTTGTTTTGAACGACCAACGCCAACAAGCCTACTTTGATCCGCAGGTACACTTACACTTGAAACTTCAAGAGGTGTCCAACTAGCTCTGTAGTAATCCTCGTCTTTGTCTTTCATTCTTGTTAATTTATCAACTCGATAGCCTACGCTGATATTCATGCGTATACCATCAAGTACATCTCTAAAAACTTCTTCAGCTAAGGCAGATCGACCAAATCTTACTACTGCTATTGTCCTGTTAGCAGTCTGATCAAGTTTAAATTCTTCTACAACACCAATTACTTGATCCATTTTATGATCTAGTAATAATGGCGCTCTTCCAGACTTCATAAACTCCATGTTTATTTCATCTTCTGAGTGTCCTAGAACTTCCATTCCAAAACTTCTCTCTACAGGCTCTTCACTAGAAACGCCTACTCGAACCAATCTTTTTTCCTCGTCTATATGATGAGCTTTAGTAAGATCAACAGTTCTGTAATTAACTTTTAGATTAACTACTTTCCTATCTTTTTCTTCTTCATCTTCATCATGGTAAGGTCTTGATTCTTCAGTCATTTCCATTTCTTCGCCTTCTTCTTCATCCTCGTGATGCTTTGCAAACTCGACAACAACTTTATCATCGGTTTCGCTAACATTGAGGATATGCCTATCCTGTTTATCTTCCATAGATTTCTCCTCTTTGCTTGATAAAGGATGTGATTCAGGAAGCAAATCAGTATCATGCTTCCCACCTTGAAACCTCCCATTGCGTAAAGCAAATAAGAAGCTATTAACTCTTGCGTATGCCCATTGTTCAGGTGAGCTTACATTAGGTCTTACTGAAGCAGGATTGGTTTTGTAAGCACCAATACCTCTTTCAAAGACTGCAAGTAGTGTTCTGTAAGTTGTTCTTTTAGAAGCAACATTTCCAACCTCTTCATTATGTTTTTCAACTTTTTCTCTAAGACCTTTTTCAACAGCATCAGATACTTGTCTATCTTGTTGAGCCTGACTAGCTGATCCTGATTCTTTGCCTTCTCTATATTTAATTGCTTCTAAAACAACATCTTTCATTCTTTGTTCACCTAATGTTCCTATTACACCCCATTTCATTTGTGCGATCACGCCTGCAATGTTTGATGGTCGAGCTGCTTTGTCTCCTGATTTAAATTGTGATCCATCTTCAAAATGTCTTGCTGCCCAAGCTTCTCTCTCTTTAATCCAATCTAAAACACCATCGGTTTCTTCTCCTGCTCTTGCTTTTGTCCACAAATTAAAAGCTTCATTTCCTCTAATGTTTCCGCCTGCTTTGTAAATATCGTTATCATTTTCTTTTACACCTGCAATAAAATCATAATCAAATTGTGGATAGTTAGAGTTGCGTAGTGATATTTTTTTATCTTCACCCTTTGTTGGAAAATCAGTTAAGTTATGTTTACTCATCGTCTGATCCTCCCTGTATGTTAGCTTCAACAGGCATCTTCTGACCAAAAGGTTGATACGCTATCTCAATACCATACTGCTCTGCTAGTGCTATTTCTTTTTGATGTTGTTCAAATAATTCTTCGACATCTCTTCCAAAAGCAGAAGATATATCGCTATAGGTTGTTGTTCCGTTTTGTAATCCTATGACATTTGCTTGCATCTCTTTTAAAGGATCAATGTGTGAGAATGATCTAGGTATATAAGTTATACCTCTAGCAAACTTATCAAACTTACCCATTGGAAGATTTATGTAACCTGTTGACATTGCCATCTCTAACCAAGATTTAAAAACAGGATCGATAAAATGCTCAATAATAAACTGTTGCATTATCTGATAAGCACTTCTATCCTCTAACGCACCTTGACGGATTGAAGAGTAATTTACCGAACTTAAATCGTTAGATAATGAATGATATGAAATATTTAGACCACTTGCGATACTTCTTAATACGCTAGTTGTAAAAGAATCAAAAGCAGAATTTGGATGTGATGGATCAAAAGCTTTGAAATCCATACCTGCTGGCAACTGTTCAAATACGCCTGCTTGAGCAGTCATTGTGGGATTGAAAGTGTCCTCAAAATCGCCATCGCCAACATATCCATCTCCGTCTGGTGAAATAAAGAATCCTTGCTTAGATGCACCTACTCTTGCAGCTACTATCTCTGCTTCAAGATATGCATTGAGTTGTTTTACATTAGCCATAACAGGTGCAATAAAAGATACACCTCTTGTTTGTTCTGCTCTGTTTGGTAAGTATGCGTGTATTATTTCTTCAGCAGGAACTCTTATATATTCTTGAGCAGGTTTTGGATATGTATTGTTGTAAGGATGTTTTTTGAATAGATGATAAGCAACAGGCTTATCGTTTCTATCAACCTCAACACCCATCTTAATACTTCTGCCATTGGGTAAAGTATTATCATTTTTTTGTTCATCTAAATGATCTGCTTCTAAAAACTGTATCTGAAAACCAAAATCTGAATCTGTTGTTTTTATTTTTCTTATTAATACTTCACCATCTCTAAGTAAAGTTTCAATGAATATTTTTTGACAATCTAAAAATGATAATCTTCCATTTGCTGTACAGTTGCCTAGTTGTGTCCATTCCTTCCATGATCTTTCAATCAGCAGGTTAGCTCCTAAGTCCAATGATCTATCATCATTGTATGACTTGGAGCTTACTCTTACGCCTTGCTTGCCAATGACATTCGATACCATCAGGTTAAGGTATCTTGAGATATATGCATCGTTGCGAGCTAACTCTCGACCTCTATCTCTTAGTATTCTAAGGTTGTCTTTGACTTCTGCATCGGCACTTGTTGAGGTTGTTAAAAAGTCTGCAAACAATCTTCCTGTGTTTGCACCTTGATAACTCCTTTTAAAAGCTCTTTTCTTAGCTTTCTTTTTGTTATTGCCTAATAAATTATCGTACCAAGCCATTATGTGTAGTCTGTTGGATTTATAGTTGAAGTTGAACCAAACTTTACTTTAATAGTGTTGCCTGATCCTTGTTTGTTTCTGATTCTAGCTAGTTTTATTTCTTTTAAATATTCAGCTTTGTATCTATCTCTTAACTCCATCAAATCAGGTAATGGAGTTCTTGAAAGCGATCTGCCTGCAATAGACATTGAGCTTTGATCCATTGTTGCTCTGTTTTCCAAAACAGCTTCTATAGAATCAAGAACAATTTTTGCATGACTTCTCAAATCTGCATTTGTATTTGCAAGATTGGTTGTAATTTCAGTTCTTCCAGAATCTACCATAATTCTTTCAGAATCAGAACTCCTAGTAATGTAGGCTTCCCAAATATAATCACCTGTTGCGTAACTTGCTGTAGTTGATGA